ATATTCTTTTGAAGAAAATAAAGTTCCATCAACTGTTGCAGAAGTCTTAGAGGCCCACTCAGAACTAGCACCTTTTCCTGATGTAGATGTAATCCCTGATCCACCGACTGCCCAAGCCTTACTTGAGTGGTCACTACCAGCGGCTACCCCGTCAACTTTAACAGCATAGTTAGTTGCGAGTGTTGCTTGGGTTGTAGCTGTTGTTGCCGATGCTGCGGCAGCATTCTTTGATACTAAAGCAGCCGCTGCACTAACTTCCGCACCGTCCGCATCGACTGAACTTGCGGCAGCATCAACGTATGCTTTAATTGATTGTTGAGAAGCTAATTTATTTGCGCTGTTTGATGAAAAATTGTCTTCATCTAAAAATGCGGAACCTGAAACGGAAGTATTTATTACAGGTGAAGTTAAAGTTTTATTGGTTAGAGTTGCTGATGTAGATAACTGAGTAGTAGCTGTAGCATCGACGTAAGCTTTAATGGATTGTTGAGTAGATAATTTGGTTGCGCTATTAGATGCCATGTTGTCTTCATCTAGGACCGCTGTTCCCGTTACACCTGTATTGATTATAGGATTAATAAGAGTATGGCCTGAAGTTGTACCGGAAGTAGTATCAACTTTAGAATTTACAGCGGTCTGAAGTGCAGTAAATTCCGTAGCTAGATCGTCACCACTGATGATCTTCTCTGGGTCTGAAGTGGATAAAGCATCCTTACCATTCCATGAAACTTGTACTGTGTAATTACTCATAGATCATTCCCCATTAAGATATCAATCGACGTTCAATTAACCAAGCGGTTCTAGCTTGCTGTGCGGACTGTGGTTTCTTCTTAGGAAACGGCTTAACTATTGGTTTAATTCTAGGTTTCTTCATTATACAAACAAGCCTCCTAATTTCTCTTTCTTATGTTTTGTAGATAGAGACTGTAATTTACTCTTTTGATCCTCAGCTATAGGCTTAAGGTTTTCATCGTCAAGTAATTTATCTAAAAGATTATCAATACTTACTGAGTCTTTATCAAAGTCTCCTGTCTGCTCTCCGAAGTTAAGGGAATTTTGCTCAATAAACTCCGCTAGTTTCTCTGGTGAACCTACTGGATTGTCCTTCTTAAAGACTTGCTCAAGCATTCTCTGATATGCTGAGGTGATCTTATTCTTTATATGCTCTAAGTCTAAAGAGTCTGAAGTATCCTCTAAAGCGTCCTGCATGGTGATCATTGTATTATTTCCTTAGTATACCATATTATACGTAAAAAGTCAATAGTCTTCTTTATTCTTTAGTTCTAATACCGTTACCTTGGGTCTCATGTCTCTTTACCCATTTACTGTGTGCTGAAGTAAAGTCAGGATTAGAACCATCTAGGTGGATGTTTGAAGCTGAGGAGACTCCCTGAGAAGTCTCCCCGCCACAAGCATTACAAATGCCCATGTCTTCCCGCTCAGACAAGAACCTAAATTCCTCTTGAGCATTGTTGCATTTTTTACATACATAGTTATACATGGGCATCTATAGTTCTCCTAGTTAGGCTGCTGGTACTGCGAACGCAAGACCTGATAAGTTACGTAACTCACCGACACCATATAGAGTGTCTGAGGTGAATAGATCACCAAGATACTCTTGCTTGTATTGTGTCTGTGAACGGACACCCATTTGCTCGACTAGAGCTAGAGCATCTTTCTGCAAGAACGCACCAATACGGACAGATACGGAGTTTGTAGTCGTAACCGTTGGACAGTTACTAGAGACAAACACATCTACTCCATAAATGGAACCAATCTTACCTGTCTTAATTGCACTACCATCACCGATAAACTGTTGCTCAGTAAAACGGTTGATTCCCAACATATCGTTCATAGCGATAGGTGGAACAACCAAGCAACGGTCATTCATAGGTACGTCAGCATTATCCAACTTAAGGATCATGCCACGGATTCCTGCATCAGAGATGTCAGAAGCGTTAGAAGTACCACCAACAAAGTCTGTAGTACCATCACCACCAATGACTGCTTTCTCCCACAATGATGTACCAGTACCGCCTACAGTACCGCCCTGCAAACCTTCGCATAAAGCAAAGATATCATTGTCTACCTGAGTAGCCAAAGCGTAACCAGCATCGTCTGTATAGAAACGGCGCATTGAAGATAAAGCTTGTACTTCTACAATATCTTCGATTACAACTGAGTATTCATAGTGCTTGTCGATGCTCAAGTTGATCGTACCGTGAGTATCACCATTAAGTACGACTTGAGTATTCGCAGCTTTAACGTTAGCTGATCCACGGACAGGAGCGGGGATATGAATCGTATCACCTTTCTTGCCACTGTGGTTGATTTTAGTTACCAAGTTACCTAGGACCAAGTTCTTCTTGTATCCTGCGATAACTTCGTCTGACCACAACTCTGGAATAAAATTCGCAGCTGTTGTGATTGTTTGACCTGCTGTGCCTAATGCCATAATTTAACTTCCTTTATATGTTTAATTTATTTAACCCTCCCGTCTGCATACGCTGAAAGAATTTCTTCTTGCAGTGACTCATAACGTTCTGGATCGTTTGTGCGGAGTCTGATTAAATCAGCCCTACGGTAGGTTTTCTTACCTGCTGTGGATTCTGAAGAAGTCCTTGATACACCTTTCCCATTCTTTAGTGCTGCGGTCCGCTTTGCTTCTTTACCCGCTTCAGCTACTGCTGTATTAGAAATAAGTGAACGTTCTTTCCAATTACCTAGTAGTTCGTTAGCTGAGTTCAGATCATAGTTATGGGCCGATACATAAAGCTGTGTGCGTATAGGACTATCCTTAACCCACTCCTGAAACTTAGGGTCACCAATGACCTCAAGGTAATCAGGATGCGCTGTTTCGAGTTGCTGAGTTGTAGCCTTGGCTTGCTGTAAAGCCTGCTGCTCTTTAAACTCACGGAACTGAGGATGACTTTCTATGGCCTTATTGACTGCTGCGTCAGGATCATCAAAGAAATCTGTCTCTTCTTCGTATTGCGCTTCTGTTCCGCTTTGATTAGTGGTAAGTTGTTGTTGTAGAATACCGTCCGTTAGTTTCCTCAACTCGCCTATTTCTTGGCCTTTTCGTCCTAGTTCTTTCTCTAGGTTCTCATATGAGGCAACAATGTCCCTAGTGGACTTACCGCTAAATTTAGAGGGGAGTTCATATTCTGCCTCCTCTTGTACTTCAATGGGTTGTTCCTCTACAGGAGCCTCATTAATGTCCGTAAACTCTGCCGCTTGCTCTGGGGTTTCTTGTACCGCTTCAACAACTACACTACTCATATTGCAAATCCTCCGTCTATAAAGATTATGGAGTTAAAATTATGCTGGAGTTAGGCCTCTTGGTCTAATTGATCCAACGCTAGTCTGGTAGTTCCCTTGAGATTTATTATCATATCAAGTATACCTACCGCCCCTTTGTTTAAAAAGAGGGTCTTCTCTTCGTCTATGTTTTTTATGTTCTCTAACGATTGTGCCATAGAGGTAAGCTCTTCTATGAAGAGGCCCCAAGCTTCGTTATTACATAAGTCTAGACGTTGTTCTAAAAATTCTTGATCGTTCACTTTGATTTAGCTCCTGAACACTTCCATCTTTTACGTGATAAGTTATTGGGTGTATTCGGGTTATTTTGTTTCTTCTTAGATAGTCCTTTTTTTATACCTAAGCTTCTAGCGCAGTATGAGTTACCTTTAGATGTCCCCGGCTTTACTCTCCGTCCCCCTTTTGCGGCGGGACCTTCTTGTCCATAAGAAACTCTTTGACCGGATGAAGTAATTTTAACTTTTGCTTTACCTTTAGCTGGTTTTGTCATTTTCCCTGCGCTTTCGCTCTAGCCATAGTTAGGTTAAGGATAGTTTCAGACTGAAGATGTTCTACTTCAGGGGCATTACGCATGGTCTCTGATTGTATGTTCTGTGCAGTGGCACGTAAGTTTTCAATCTTAGCCATCTTCTCAGCAAAGTCCATCTGTGTCTTAATGATTACTTTCTCTGATTGACCTTCCTGCATTTCATTCTGTATCTTAGCTGACTTAGCCATATCCAGAGTGGCACTAGCCTTCATCTCTTCAATCTCAATCTGTAGCTTCATAAGCTCCAACTGTTGAACCATTTCCTGCAACTGTTGTTGCTTAGGATCAGGTTGGTTCATTTGCATGATGGCTTGCTTCATCTCATCACGATTAGTCATTGAGCTATTCTCAAAGATACCCAATAACATAAGATTAAAGGCTGGAGTTCCTTGTTGTGTCATAGATAATAGTTGTATCATCTGTGTCATCTCTAGCTCTTTAGCCATAATGCCCATGCTTGAGTACGCAATGAACTTATAGTCTCCAGCGGGGTAACGTTGTGGATCAAACTGGATGTATCGCCATGCAGATTTCTTAATAAAGGGTATTAGGAAGTTCTCTGTGAAGTTCATAATGGTACGCTTCTGACGCTTAATGGACGCAGCCTGCATCATAGACATGCCTGAAGCAGTCCCGTTCCGTGGATTAGCGGCTGCTGAAGTCTGAGAGTCGATTGCTCCAGTACCCATCTGTACCATACGCTCTAATTCTGATGCTTCAGTGAATGTACTGTTTGCTAAGGAACCAAAGTTAAGTGGCATCAGTGTCTGTCGTGGATCACCGTT